CGGATTTCTTTTTCACGCTCTCAAAAAGCTCATCTTTTGACCATGGATTACATCATTGGAGCCCTCTCCCGCATGACCATCTCCGTCGAAACAAATTTCGAATACCTCGGAATTGACAAATTCGCTCACGAACTCCCAAAGAAGTTCACGGAACACAACGACCTCTTCTTCGAATGCCGTACACTGATCATTGCTACTATCTTCGCTTATGCTTTCTTCTTCGGAATACATACCGTCCAAAACGTTGTACACAACTCACGCCGCTCAGATTCAACACCTGAAAAAGCTGAACAATTCCTCATGGGATACAATGTCCCTCGTCACGAAATCGTCAAAGACGAATTCTACTGGCAAGCCCTCGACATCGTCACTGAATGGTTCCGCCCTTCACACCCCATCCACCCCGTACATTTCACAGATCTACGCTGGTACCCCTGGAACTTATCAACCAACGCCGAACGACCTTTCAATGTCCGCGCTGAATACCAAAACGAAATCAGAGCCCGCAAAGAACAAGGTGACCCTACCCTTATTGGAGGCAAACTATCCTTCCACAACCTGTATAACAGTATATTTCAATATTCTCGCTATTACATACACAAAATTAAAGAAGGTATCTCTGTCCCTCTTCACCGAATCACTCTCCACGCAAAACCCGCTATCGTCTACACTCTTATCGACAAAGTTCGAACAGTTTTTGGCGTCCCCAAGCCCCTTATTTTTGCTGAAGCTATGTTTCATTGGCCCCTTTTCTCGAATTACTTCACCAATGGTTCTTCCCCACTCCTGTGGAACTACGAAACTCTTAACGGAGGTTGGAGTCGTTTGAATGCCGAATGGCACTCACGATTTTCATCTTTCAGACCTGTCTTTAACCTTGACTGGTCAGAGTTTGACATGCGACTATACTTCGACATGTGGCACGACTGCCGCGTCAAAGTTAAGTCTTACTTCTGTTTTTGTGGTGCATACTGCCCCACACGTACTTACCCACACCCCCGAACCGACCCTGCACGACTTCACCGTCTCTGGGATTGGATCGAACACGCCTATTTCAACACTGAAATGGTCTCAGCTCTCGGACACGTTTACAAACGCAAGTTCGCTGGAATGCCATCTGGCATCTTCTGCACACAGTTCTGGGATTCATTCTACAACTCAGTGATGGTCGTAACGATCCTACTCGCTTTAGGATACGTCATTGACAAACACCATTTCTTCAAAGTAATGGGTGACGACGTCCTTTTCGGTTTACTACGTGATATACCCGTTGACCAATGGTCTTCATTCCTCGAGGCTTTCCAAGCCGAGGCTGCCAGACGATTTGGTTCCAAGCTCTCAGCTGACAAATGTGGTGTATCTCCGACAATTCAAGGTGCCGAAGTTCTTAGCTATAAGAACAGTCACGGTTATCCGGTCCGAACCCTCGAATCGCTTCTCGCCGCACTGCTCAACCCCAAATCTAGCTACGACTCGAAACCTCGCCTCATGGCCCGCTGCATTGGTATCTACTATGCATCAGGTGGTGACGCCCGAATTAGATCCGTAACCAAACAAATCTACGACACACTTAGAGATGAAGGATACTCTCCTTCTTCTTCTGGATTACGTGGAATGTTTGACAAAGTTTACGGTTATCAAGATCCCATCGATCTCAGCCATTTTCCTACTGAACTTGAAGCTATGTCAAGACTCATGTCTCCTTCAAAGAGAGACCCTGATCTCCAAGCACAGTACTGGAACCTGGACCATTTCTGTTTAGAAGCAGGCCTCGCCCACTGCGAAGCTTAGACTTATGAACACCTTATAAACTCT